TATTTTCTTTTCGATTTCTTTCTTTTCATCTTCCAACCCTTTGATTTGTTCGTTCAATTCACCATTCTTTTTAATTGTGGCTTCATTATCAAAGTAACGTTTCTTATCAGCCTTTACACCTTCTAATTGAGTTTGTAAAAGTTGTGATTGTGTTTCCAATCCATTTAATTCAGCTTCTGCCTTTTCCTTAACCACCACACCTCTAGTGTATTTGTTTCTTAATTCAACTAATTTAGCCCAAACATCTTCTACTTCCGAAAATGGTTCGGTTGCTTTGATTAAAGCCTGATGTGCAATATTAAGAGTTTCTAATTGAGCTTCTTGTGTTTTAACAACTTCTTTAGTTTGAATAGCATCCTTTACGAATACATTGTTCATACAAAACTGACAATTAGGGTCATACTCATGTTGCTCTAAATGTTTTAGTTTTTCTAAATTAGATTCATATTGAGATTCTAACTTATCTATTTGTTGTTGAACTTCTACAATTTTACCCTTAGCCAAATCCCACTCCTTCTTAGCTTCATCTATTGGTATTCCGTTTACTTCTGCATGTTCGTTAATAGATTGAGAAACCTCTCCTAATAACTCTATATATTCGTTTATTTTAGCTATTTTAGTTTCCTTATCACTTTCATTGGTTTGGATTTTGCGTTCAATAGTGCTCTCCGCATTCTCTAATGCAACCAAATCTAACTTACTATCTATTGGGGTGATAGATTTACTCAATTCCGTAATTTGGTTTTGAATTCCATCTTTACTTTCATTCTGCTCTCTTTGGGTTTTGTTAAGTTCTTTCAGAGTTTCCTTTTGGGATTTCAAGTCGGTTTCTTTTTGGGCTAATTCAGTCGTAAAATCCGTCCTTTTGAAATTTCTGATTAGTGCAGCCACTTCCTTAATTTCCTCACTTGCCGTTTCATACAGCTTATCAAATATATCTAATCCCATAAACTGAGCCAACAAGTCCTTTCTCTCCGATTGTGATTTATCAATGAATAGAGCATTGTTACCTTGTAGTGATAGAGCAGTCATAACGAAATCCTCATATCTCCCCACATACCCCTCAATGATTTGGTTCGTATCCCTTCTCTCCGTTCCGTTTAGGGATTCCCTTTCCGTTCCATTGGTTCTCCAAAATTCCACATCTACCTTTACGTTCCTTCCCTTATTAATAGTTCGAGCTTCTCTACGGATTGAGTATGGAATACCTTCTACTTCAAAATCTAATTGGCAGTGGAAGTCACTCTTTCTATTGTTCATAATGTTAGCTGCCTTAAAGGCTCTACTACATCTATCGAACAGGCAAAAGGATATTGCATCAAATAGGGATGATTTACCTGCTGCGTTTGGTGCGAATAAGCCCATTAGTCCATTTACTTTGTCAAAATGGATTACATTGTCTTCACCGTAACTGAACATATTGGAGAATTCAAATCTTACCGGCTTCCATTGTACGTTTCTAGTTAGTTCGTCCAATACTATTCTACTATTAATATCTTTGTTTAGTGATTGTACTCCTGCTACATCTTCCGCAGTTGCGAATGGCATCATCCTTTGAATATAATCAGATATAAGTGAGTTTTGATAATTTACATCGGTAATATCTTCTAACTCTAATTGATTATCTCTATCACCAGTTTTTTTCTTTTGTAAACTATCTGTCCTTATGGTTGTAAAATCATCTACACCATATTTTATTTTTATTTCGGTGATTGCTCTTTTTGTATCAACCGCATCGGTATCGGAGAATCTTACCCTAAGCCTTGGATGAACAGGTAAATCAGTAACGTCAGGAACAACTCCTGCGATAATATCCATGGTGTAATAACCATAATCGTTTTTAATATCAACTTCTTCATATGTTAATGTATCTAAATCCCAAACTAAGAAACCATGCTTATCTAAGGTTTCTCCAAAGTTTTGTTGTACCAATGAACCAGCGTACACACACTTACATCCTTTAGGTGAAATCAATTCTTGTCTTTTATGTATATCACCCAAAAGTGCCAAATGGAAACCATCAAATAAATCGGTTGTGAAATGTCTACTACTTACAACATATCCCACATCAGTTTGTGAATGGTCAACCGGTCCGTGAAATAGTGCAACTTTTAATCGGGCCGATTGTAAACTAAAATCATCAGCCATTATCCAATTATCTTTGTTATCAAAAATACTGAATACTGAAAATGCTACATCATCTACCCAATGTACCGAAGTATCTTTTAGATATGTAAAGTTAGGTAGGTTAAGAGCTTCTACAATTGGTGAAAGAACATCCAATCGGTCTTGGTTGTTCATATTACAATCGTGATTACCAGCAATAAGAATTGTTGGGCATGTATTTGAACATTCGGTAAATAACCAACTAATCTCTTTCACTAATTCAGGTGACATTTCTAATTTAGCATGTGCAATATCACCAGCTAAATAAATGATTGAATCTTCAGTTCCTCTTTTACGGATTTCTTCAAACATTTTTTCAAATACTTGCCTAAACTCTTTGTGTCTCTTTACATTACGGATGTGTATATCCGCAATATGATAAATTCTTTTTAATTTACTCATATGTTATTTAACTTTGCCATCACCAAATCATCCCATCCAGTTTCTTTGGCATCTTTTAATATTTCATTTACTTTTTTAAAACCCATTTCACCTGCATCTTTATCAGTTGGTATAATGTTCTTTACACTTATACCATTCTTAATAAACCATTCAGTATGTTTAGTGGAATCTTCTACGGCATCGGAATCTAACATAATTGTTACATCCTTAACACCCTTTTCCATAATTTTATTTTTGAGTTTGCTAAGTAAGAATTTACCTAACAATGGAATTACATTTCTTTTAACTGAGAAAGAATCAAATACACCTTCAACCAAAATAATAGGTTCGTTCCAATTAATCATATTCTCAAATACAATTACATCTCTGCTAATTGGTGGATTCTTATACTTCATCCTCTCATCTTCATAAAAAGAACGAGCTACAAAGTAATTCAAGTCACCATTATCATCGTAAGAAGGAATGATAACTCGTCCACCATAAAGTCCATCTTCACAATAACCAATATTATATTTAACAATATCGGCTTTTGTGATACCTCTTTTATTTAAATAGTGTAATGCTTGGTTATACAAAGGATTAATACTCTTTGGACAGAAATATAATTGTTTGAATTCTTTTGGTAATTGTAATTTTGCTACAAATTCCTCTTTTGCATCGTATTCTGGTTCATCACCATATACATCCTTTACAACAGATATATCCCTAAGGTCTACATTTAATTTACGAAGAAGGGATGATATACTTCTACCCTTAGAATCACATACCCAACAATGCCATCTTTGAGTATCTAAGTTAATTTGTAACTTCTTTTTATGGTGATTACAAAATGGACAATGGTGTGCCTGTTCATTTCCCTTTAAGGATGAACCAACTCCCAATGCCGAGTCTAATATAGTGATTATTTTTAATTTGTTCTTACCAGATAGCATATTTTGTGTTATACCCTACAAATATACAACTTTTTTAGGATATAACCAAATATTTTAACCCCAATTTGAGTTTTTAACATCTGTAAGAAAATCTGCCAAAAATTGTAATTTATTAGCAACTTGTTCTCTTGGAGTATTGTTTAAAACCATACCTTTAAGGTCTATAAGGGATGCAGCTGCAATAGAATGTGCATCATCTTTTGAATTTAAGTATGCATCTGAAATGCCGTACTTTTTACAAATTTCATCTAAAGTCATAACGTGTGTTTATTAATATATATCCTTTCGGAAGAATTTTCCCATTAAATTTTCATTAATAGATTGTGGGTCCATCAAAACATCTAATTTGAATTGCCACCAAACTTCCCAATATGTAAGTGATTTTTTACTAAAGCAGAATTGAATGATTTCTCTTTCAAAATCTTCCCCTCTACCTTCTTTTACTTCGTTTTTAATCCATTCGTTTGATGAATAGTATTTCTCCCAATCAGAAGCCTTACGAACTACTCTTTTACGAACTTTCCCCTTTAGGGGTTTTAATCGGCGGGTTGAAGTGAGTGATTTTTTACCAATATAGAATTTACCAGTTGGAGTGTGTACAATCTTATAGACAAACCCAACCGCACCCTCTGGTGTATTTTCTTCCGTAACAATATTTCCCTTAAATTTCCAAGACATTAATTACTTTTTAAAAGTATCGGAGTATTTTCTATTTTTCAATACCCCACCTCTTGCTTTGAATAATTTCTTTTCATCTTTAGATAAATCCTTAGATGGTTTCATTTCACCTCTAGGATTATCAGTTCCGATAGGAGTTGTATCTACACCTTTAACATTAGCAGCTCCAGTTTTTGGTGGAGTTTTTGCAAATATATCTAAAATTGTTGGCATTTTTAATTATTTTTCTTTATATAAATATAACCTTA